TCCTTGTTACGTGCAGGTATCTGCTGTAGGTTTGGATTAGAATAACTAAATCTACCAGTCACAGTGCCACCTTGATCTGATCTAAGTTGGTTTATCTCTGCATGTATTCGTCCTTTATGTGAGTGTTTTAATATGGTATCAATGAATGTAGTATGTGCTTTATTTATTTCTCTAGCACGTGCAATATGTTTAACAACAGGATGTGGGTGATTCTGTAAAAAATTTTTGGTAAAAGATGGAGCGTTGGTTTTTTCGGTTCGGTCAAAAGGCAGGCGAAGTTTTTCAAAGACTTGCGCTATCGATCGAGCAGCCCATATTTGGGTATCTACTCCTGTTTCTTTTTGTACTTTTTGTAAGCATTCTTTTTCTTCTGTTAGTAGTTTGTGTTTTAATTGACTCGCAGCTTCGACATCTACTCGCACTCCTAAAAAACGCATATCGACGAGGCAAGGAAAAAGTTCTGTCTCTAATTTAAATATATCTTCTATGTCCTGTGCGTAGATTTCTTTCTTCATCTCCTCCCACAACTCTAGTGTGAGTTCTGCATCTCTTTCAGCATATTCTCCCACATACATTGCAGGTAGTTTATACATCTCAGATTTAGCATCTATACCCCATTCTTTGGCTGTTTCGGCCAGAATAGCCTCGTTTTTGCCTTTTCCGAGGTAATCCCTACCCATAGAGCCTAAATCGTAACGAAAGCGATTCTCGTCCACGAGAGAGCCAGCAATCATGGTATCTACGATCTCCCCTGCTATTTGTAGCCCTGCAGCTCTAATAAAACATACGTCATACATAGCATTATGAAATATCTTTCTAGCAGGTAAACTTAGAACGGTTCTAAAGTAATCCATCACCTTTTTCTCGTCCATATTACCACCACCTTCGTGGGCTATAGGATAGTATGCTGACCAGTCCGTTACAGCTAAAGCTATACCAACTATTCTACCTTTACCTGTAACAGAGCCAGATCCCATAGTTTTTA